GCCGCCGGTACGGTATCAATGCTACCGAAGTGCAGCGGTTTTTTACCCTGTACGAAAGCCTGTACTTTCCAGGCAAAGCCGGTCTGCAGACGTACCGCCTTACGCCGGTGCAGGCTTTCCAGTTTGCCCACATATTCGCGTTTTGGGACGACGGCCGGCGCGTGATCCGGGAAGTAGTGCTGTACGTCCCGCGTAAGTACAGTAAGACCACCAGCAGCGCTTCGCTGGCCGTAAACGATCTGCTGTACGGCGACGCAAACGCAGAGTGCTACACCGGTGCTAACAGTAACGACCAGGCTAAAAAGTGCTTCGACGTGATCCGCGGCTGCGTGCGGAAGTTAGACCCTATGGAACGCCGGTACCGGATAAACGAAGAAAGCATAAAAAGCAAGCGCAGCGACCGGCAGGCTTTCTGCCAGTGTCTTACCGCTAACGCCAGGACTAAAGACGGACTGAACGCCAGCACGGTTATTATGGACGAATTTAGCCAGGCCCTGGACAGCGACCTGCTAACGGTGCTAACTACGTCTATGGGCGTGAGAGAAAACCCGCTGACGGTTATAATTACCACGGCGTCGGACGTTTTCGACGGCCCCTTTTACGAAATGCTGCAGGGCTACAAAGCGCTGCTGCTGGGCGACTATGAAGACGACAGCGTATTTGCCCATATCTTCGAACCCGATCTGGGCGACCCGGAAGACAGCGAAGACACCTGGCGCAAGGTACACCCGCACTTAGGCGTTACGGTGTCGCTGGATTTCTACAGGGGCGAATACAAAAAGGCCCTGCGTAACGGCGCGGAAGCTATGCTGGCTTTCCGTACTAAGCTGCTGAACGTGTACGCCGAAAACGAACAGCGCAGCTGGATAAGCAGCACCCTGGCGCGCTCCATTTCCCGGCCTATGCCGCTGGACGCCATAAAGGGCCGGCCGGACGCTATGGTGGCTATCGACCTGTCGGAAAGCGACGACTTTAGCGCCGTTACTATGGGCCTGTACAACCAGGCGCAAAAGTCTTTCCACTTCCATACCGCGTACTTTTTCCCGGACGGCGCCCTGGCTGGCCACCCTAACGAAAAGCTGTACCGCACCTGGGCCGACAAAGGCTACCTGCATCTAACCCACGGCGACGTTATCGACTACCGCGAAATCGTGGACTACATACTGTACCTTAACCAGCTGGTGCGTATTCTGGGTATCGGCTACGATCCCTGGAAAAGCCAGGAAGTAATAAATATGCTGGCAGCCAGCGGCGCCGGTAACGTGATTAAGGGCGTACGCCAGACGTACGGCAACTTTACTGCCCCGGTAGAGAGCTTCGAACACGGCGCCAAAACCGGCCACGTCTTTATTAACGACAACCCGATTAACGCCTACTGCTTTGGTAACGCTGTCCTGGACACCGACAAGCTGGAAAACTGCAAGCCCATAAAGCGCAAGGCTACGCAGAAGATCGACGGCGTTATTACTATGCTAATGACACTGCGCCTGTTTATTGACTATGAAAGGTAAACGCTATACCCTGGCCACGATCCAGCCCGGCGACACTTTCCACCTGTTTAGGGATAAGTGCCATTTTGTCGGCACGCTCAAAGACGGGCAGGAAACCTTATACACGTACTGGCGGTGGAACCGGTACAGCTGTCGGCGTGTCTATGTAACGCAGCCCGCCTGGGCGTTTGAACTGGATTTGGCCTATGCAGTTTAAGGTTTATAGCAGGAAGTACCGGGACGTTATGGCCGCCTACGGCCGGTACCTGGCGCCGTACTACGACCGCTGGGCTTGTATGGAACACCGGGCCGCGGTTATTAACCTGGAAACTATCGCGGACTTTATCGCGCTACAGGATAGTATCGGCTGCGCCTTGGAAATGGCAGACAGCGTGCTAATGATCTGCGACGCGCCGGTTAGTTTTGACTATGTAACCGACAGGATAAAATAGGCCCGCCGTAGTGGCGGGCTTTCTTATTCGATACCGTGCTGCTTTGCCAGCTGGGCTATAAAGCCGTCCAGGGCTTCGCCTATGCCTACGCCCTGCGCGCGCAGGGCCGTAATGCGCTGGCGGGTTATAGGCGCGATCATAGCGGTAAAGTTTACGCGGGCGCCGTCTTCCGTCTTCCGCTTCCGGCCAGATCCAGGGCGGGCGCCGCCGCGTTTCTTTTCGGCTAATTCCTGGGCGCGTATTTCTACGCGCAGGTCTTCGTCCATTTTTGCCAGGTGCCGCGCCTGGGCTGTATAGGGGGACGGCTCCCAGAAAAAGGGTTTATCTGTCTTTTCCATAATTACCAGTTTATGCGTTTTACAGAAGCACCCCAACCGCGCCCAGTGGCGCCCTGGTAGCCGCTGGTTTCTGTGTGCAGCTGCTGGCGCAGCACGTCGTAAGTAAGGCCCTGGACGTGGCTAGCCTGGCCGTACCGGCCGTATTTGCAGTCGCAGGTAACGTGGGTGCCGTCGGCGCGGTAGAGGCCAACCAGGCGGCGGTAGGGCAGGTCGTCGGCCGTGGCCTGCTTTGCTGCGGCCAGGTCGTCGTCAATAATATAGACTTCGTGGCCCTCAATAAGGTAGCTGCTGGCGGTATGTTCTACCGGCACGTAGCGCACTACTTCTTTGGTACGCTTAGTGGGTTTTCCGTTACGCATAACCGGTTCGATAGTGTACCGGTATTCGTCCCTGGTAATCGTAATCTGTTTTCCTGTGGTTTCCATATCTTTTGTGTTTTTGTGGGCCGGTCGCCCGGCCCTGGTTTAACTTACTTTATGTATTCTATTCTTTCGTGTCCGTTGGTGCAGTATTCCCAGGCGTCCGGCGTGCCGTGGATAGCGTTTTTGCGAGCGATCGCGGCGACAGACTTTGTAATGGTCTTTGCGCAGCAGTAAGTGCGGCTGTGGCCGATAACTTCCAGGGTGCTAAATTCGATATACAGTTTGGTGTATTTCTCGTTAATGAAAGCAAATACGTGGTCGTACCAGTCCAGGTTAATTTTGTTTTCCTTAGCAATCTGCAGTAATAATTCGCGTGTCATATTCTTAAAATTTTTTGGTTTCAAACTGGCGGGCTGTAACCTTAACCCGATGCAAAGTTAAGCATTATTTTTGATTATCCAAATGGAAAACCAAAATTTTTTCAAGAAATTTTTTCCACTAATTACCGCAGTACGCCATAACTTACCCAAATACAACTAATTACACCTAAAATTTGGGTGCCAAAATGTACCCTTTTTCCCATTAAAGTAGAGGGACTACGTAAAAGACCTTTTGCTAATGGGATTTTTTAGGTACATACTGGATTACTTCAAGCGCGAAACTGCCGCTGCCGGAAAGGCGGCGGCAGGCCAGCCGCTGACGCCCAGACAGGGCGGCACCTGGTGGCCCGCTTACACAGGCCAAACCGCGCTGTGCGTCGCCACGGTGTACCGGTGCGTAAAGCTTCTGTCCGAAAGCGTGGCTAACCTAAACGTGCAGTATATGCGCCAGAAAGGCGGCATATTCGTAGAGGACAGCGAAAGCCGCCTGGCGTATCTGCTGAACGTCCAGCCGGACTTCGCTACAAACGCTTTCGACTTCTGGGTGCAGGTGGTGCAAAACGTGCTGCTGGACGGTAACGCCTATATCGTGCCTGTCTATAGCCCGGTAACTATGGACTTCGACCGGCTGGCCCTGTGCGGCCGCGGTACCGTGAGCCACGACACCGTAAACGACGTATACAATATCTGCGACACCGTAAACGGCATCTTTGGCCAGTACGACGAAGACGAAGTTATACACATTAAGAACCTTACCGGCTACGACAGTAAGCAGGGTATTTCCGTGCTGACGTACGCCCGGCTTACCCTGGATATAGCCGCCGTGGGCGACGCAGAGACCTACAACCGCTTCCAGAACGGCGGCAACGTCCGCGGGATCGTGTCTAACGATACCAGCGTGCGCGGCTTCGGCGAATACCAGGACAAGGAACTGGAAAAGACCGCGGAAAGCATAGACGGCCGCTTCCAGAACGGCGAACGCATAGTAAGCCTGCCTGGCCAGGTAGAGTTTAAGCAAATTTCGCTTAGCTCTACCGATATGCAGTTTTTGGAAAGCCGGAAGTTTACCGTACGCGATATTTGCCGCTTCTTTGGTGTACACCCGTCCTTTGTTTTCGACGACACCAGCAATAACTACAAATCGGCCGAAATGGCTAACGTAGCTTTCCTTTCCAACACGCTTAACCCGCTGCTGCGGAAGATCGAAAACGAACTGCAGCGCAAACTGTTTAGCGCCAGCCAGTACGGCAAGCGCAAGGTACAGTTTGACCGCCGCGGCCTGTACGCCTGCGATCTGGAAAGCCGCGTAAAGTACCAGGCCGACACTATAGCGGCCGGCCTGTACACAGTAAACGAGTGGCGGCGCGAAGAAAACAAACCCGCCGTGGACGGTGGCGATACCGTGCTGGTGTCCGCTAACCTCAAAGGCATAAAGGAACTGACCGCGGCCCCGGCCCCGGCTAAACCTGTAACCGAAAATGGAAAAGAAGAATAAAAACGACCTGGTGCGGCGCGAAGTCGTCGTAACAGAACTGCACGTACGCGAAGCCGGCGAGGGCGAAGCCGCCAGCCGTACTATCGTGGGCCGCGCGATCCTGTTTAACAAGCCGTCTGCGCCCCTGTGGAGCGACGACGAAGAAGAAGCGCGGGAAATTATCGCGCCGGAAGCTATTACCAAAGAACTGCTGGACGGCTGCGATATTAAATTTACTATGTTCCACGACCGCCAGCTGATTTTGGCGCGCTCCAACAAAGGTACCGGCACCCTGTCTTACACCGTGGACGACAAGGGCGTGGCCTTTGAGTTTGAAGCCCCTAACACCGTGGACGGCGACAAGGCCCTGGAACTGGTAAAGCGTGGCGATCTGGCCGGCTGCAGCTTTGCTTTCAGTACCCACTACTGGGACGAAAGCTTTGTTAGCCGCACCGTGGAAGTGCGGGACGGCCGCGCCTACATTACCTACACGGTTAAGGCCGTTACCGGCGTCTACGATATGACGCTGGCCGCCGATCCCGCGTACCCGGACACTTCCGTAGAAGCCCGCGAGTTTGCGCGCGATCTGCGCGAAGCCGCGAAGTCGGAAGCCCCGGACACCACCAAAGTAGACAAAGAAAAAGTAGAAACGCAGCTGCGCGAAATGCGCCGCGCTGCTAATACTAAGTTAAAAGTTTAACCCCTAAAACGCTTTTCAGCAATGAAAAAGAACACCGTAAACGTACGTGAACTGGTCGAGAAGTACCAGTCCAACTGCGAGCGCATCAACGCTATTGCTGACGCTTGCGAGCAGGAGCAGCGCGAACGCACCGAAGCCGAAACCAAAGAGTACGAAGCTTTGGTACGTGAAAACCAGCTGCTTTCTATGAAGCTGCAGGCCGCAACGGCAGAGCATCTGCGCGAGAACCCCAACGCCGTAGCCGACGCAGAAAAGCTGATCCGCGAGAACGTGGCAGCTGGCCGGAAGACCGAAATTACCCTTATCCGCGAGGGCGAATTTGCCGGTATGATGGTCGCCGACGCAAACAATGGCGGTATTATCCCGCTGTCCGTCCAGGACTTCATTAAGCCACTGGTAGAGGGCTTTATCCTCAACAAAGTGGGCCTGCCTATGCCTACCGGCCTGGTGGGCGATTTTGTCTGGCCCATTTACGACCTGGCAGAAGCCAGTATCGCTGGCGAGGGCGTGGCCCTGTCCGACAGCAAAATTAACCTGTCCAAGCTGACCGCCAGCCCGGAGCGTATCGGTATTGCTATCCCGGTTACCAGCCAGGCTGTAAACCAGTCCGCCGGTCTTATCGAGACCCTGGTAAAACAGGTTATGCCGCAGGCAGTCGCCCAGCTGCTTAACAAGATCGTGTTCGGCCTGGATAAGGTTACTGGCGCCACGAACCTTATCGGCCCCTTTGCCCACATTATCGCAAAGGGCGGCGCGAACCCTACCGCCGAAGACCAGCGCTACGCTGACAAGGTGGCTATCCACGAAACCCCCGCTTTTGTCGAGCTTAACGCCAAGATGAAAGCAAAGGTACTGGAAACCGGCATAGAGGGCGCCCACCTTTGCTGGGTTATGACCAAATCTATGCAGGCTATCCTTGAGGGTACCCCGATCAACGCTAACGGCATCTATGTACCTATGGTACAGGACGGCAAGCTGTGCGGTCTCCCGATCCACACCAGCAACGTTATGCGCAAGTCCGTGGTTACCTACAAAAAGGCCACGGTTAGCCAGGGTACCACCACCTGGGCCCCCTGCGACAAGCCCGCACAGGCAAGCGGTATTCACTTCCACGTAACCTGCACCCCGAACAACGAAGCCGCCGTGCTGGCTGCGCTTACCGGTGTGGCTAACAACAACGTGGTAGAAATTACCACCGTTACCGAGTATATCGGTCTGGGCGACTGGGGCTACCAGCCTATGGGTCTGTTTAACAGCCTGCGTTTCGTCGTCGATCCTTTCAGCCAGGCCCGCAAAGACGCTGTGGACTTCGTGCTGAACTGCGACTACGCCACCAAGACGCTGCGCCCCGAAGCTTTCCTGCTGGGCGAAGCTTCCGTGGCAAACGCCTAAACCGAACCTATCGACGTAGCACTAAAAGTTTTGGATTATGGCTGTAGTGAGTTTGGCCCTTTTCAAAAAGCACGTACGCGCCGACGACTTCGTGGACGACGACGAACTGATGCAGCATTACGTAGATGCTGCAGAAGCGCACGTGATCCAGGCCACTAACCGCACAGACGAAGAACTGCAAGAGCTGGGCGACGGCGACTACCCCGCCCAGCTTAAGCAGGCCGTTTTGCTGCTGGCTGGCCACTGGTATAACCAGCGCGAAAGCGTAGCCGGCGTGCAAATGCACGAAGTGCCAGACGCACTACAGGCCCTAATCAAGCCCTTTAGAAAGTTAGCGGAAGACCCTACCGAAGAAAGCACCGACTAAGCTATGCAGGCGGGACGTATGAAATACAAAGTTACGCTACTGCAGCCGCAGACTATTACTACGGCTTCGGGAAACGAGAAGACCACGTACACTGCTACGCGCACCGTGTGGGCCGAAAGGGTAAAAGCCACCGGCCACCGCAGCGAAGAAGTGGGCGAACACTTCCCGGCTTATAGCGTGGACTTCAATATACGCGACGCGCACCCTGTCGGCGAAAACTGGCGGGTGCAGCAGGTAGGCGGCGAGCTTTACACGGTAACTAACATAATCCCTAATCTGGACAGGGGCTACAAAACTTTAGTGTGTGTTCGGGTAAATGAGTAGCGGCAGGCAGGTAATATGGAAGCGCGGTACGACGACAGCAATTTGCAGCGGTTATTCGCTGAACTGGAACCAAAGCAGCGGTTAAAGGCGCTAAAAGCTGGCTTCCGCAGGGAAGCTAACCAGGTGCGCAAAACAGCAATTAACAACCTGCGCAGTAGTGGTATCCGTACAGACCGCGACCTGGAAAGCGGCGTACGTGCAGTCGTCTTTAAGCAACAGGCGGGCTTTCGTGTTACCGTCGGAACCAAAGCGGGAAAGAAGCAGTACGGTTTCCATAAGAACCGGCGCGGCGAATTAAAACCTATCCTGCTGTGGGCCGAACTGGGAACGGAAGACCGCCGCACTAAGTCTAACGGTGGAAAGCATACCAGGCAGTGGACAGGCCGTTTGCGCAGTGGCCACTATACCGGCAGAATGAAGCGTTACGGCTTTATGGCCCAGACCTTAGAACAGGTGCAAGGCACCGTTACCGAAAACCTGCATAACGAAGTTATCCAAAGCGTCGAAAATGTAGCTAAGAAGTATGGCTGTAAATAAAACGTCTCTAAGTATAGGCGCGCTGATCCGCGAAATACTGCTGGACAGCGCCGACGTAGCGGCCCGGACTAACAAGGTTTACCCGGTGGCCACTGACAAAGCCGAACTGCCGTACATATTGTACCGGCGCAGTGCTTTGGAACAGACCGCCCAGAAGACCGGACAGCCGGGCGCCGATACCGTGCAGCTGGAAGTGATCTGCTTTGCCGCAGACTACGACGACTGCCTGGAACTGGCCGAAGCCGTGCGCGGCGCCCTGGACAACAGGCGCGGTATGCAATCTAACGACGAAACCCTGGCGCTTAGCAGCTGCCAGCTGGTGGACAGCGAAGAAGCCTGGCAGGACGACGCCTACGTACAGCAGCTGATCTTTAACGTAAAAGTTTAACGAATTAACAGTATACAGCAATGGCAAAAGAAGCACGCACAGGCTACTGCAATGGTAGCGATATGCTGGTTTACGTGGGCGGCAAGGCCGTAGGCCACTGCACCAGCCACACTGCGACGTTTAACAGCGAGACCAAAGACCGCGCCGTTAAGCCGGTAGCATCTGCCGGTCTTTCTGCCGGACTGTGGAAAGGTAAGACCGTTACCGGCCTGTCCATTTCCATTTCCGCAGAGGGTCTGGTACACTACGACGAAACCGAAAGCGGCTTTAAGGAGCTGTTAGCGGCCTGGAAGACCGGCGCCCCGGTTACCGTCAAGTGTATGGAACGCGCTAACGATAACGAACCCTACCTGGAAGGCAGCTTCGTTATTACCAGCCTGGAACGTACCGACCCCGCACAGGACGACAGTACGTACAGCATACAGCTGGAAAACAACGGCGAACCCTCTACGCTGGACGAAACGGCTATTACCGAAAACGTGTAAACCCCGGTATCGGTTATGGCTAAAATCGAAATCAAGATTAACGGCGAAGCATACCCCTGTAGGCCCACTATGGGGGCTATGCTGCGCTTTAAGGAGCAGACCGGTAAGGAAATTACCGAACTGGACACCAACAGTTTTACGGACTTGTGTACGTATCTGTGGTGCTGCATTAAGTCTGCCTGCGCACGTGAACAGAAACAGTTTGATTTATCGCTGATCGAGTTTGCAGACAGCATCGACCCCGACGATATGAACGCCTGGGCCGCAGCTGTGCAAGCGGAGAACGGCGGCGAAGCACCGGCGACCGACCCAAAAGCGTAAGCCCTGCAGGCATCTACGATTTGCTGGGCGTGGCCCTGGGCTGTATCGGCCTGTCGTACGACGACTTCTGCAACCTGTACGCACAGGAATTTGCAGCTATTAACAAGGCGTGGTACCAGCAGCAGGAAGCCTTACAGCAGGGCGAATGGGAACGGACGCGAATACTGGCCGCTATTACGATCCAGCCGCACGTCAAAAAGAAACTGACCCCGGAAAAGCTACTGCCGCTTCCGTGGGATCGTAAGAAAAAGCGCGCCGCTGCTGACGCGCCGAAGCTTACAAAGGAACAGCAGCACCAACGCTTTAAGGAATTGTTACACCGCTTAGGAGAGGATTAGAACTATGGCTGGCAAAAGCACTATATCTATAACTTTCAAGCTGGACGGAGACGGTAACGGCTTTAAGACCCTGGCGCAAGACGCAGCGGGACTTAAGCAGGCTATTACAGCCACCCTTTCCGAAGCAAAACAGCTAAAAGGAAACGTAATAAACTTCGCAGCACTGGCCACCGGCATAGATGCTGCGCAGCGTAGCTTTGGCCAGCTGCAAAGCCTTATGGGCGATTTGGCCCAGTCCTACCAGCAGCAGGAAATAGTCGAAACCCAGCTAACTACCGTTATGCGGCAGCGTATGAACGCTACCGACGACGAAATAGCCAGCATTAAAGAGCTGGCCAGCGAACAGCAGAAGCTGGGTGTTATCGGCGACGAAGTGCAGCTGGCCGGTGCCCAGCAGGTGGCCACTTTCCTTAAAGAGAAAAGCAGCATAGACACCCTGCTGCCGGCTATGAACAATTTGTTAGCCCAGCAGCACGGCGTGAACTCTACCACTAACGACGCGGTAAGCGTGGCTAACCTTATGGGCAAGGCTATGCAGGGCCAGGTATCGGCCCTTACCCGCGTGGGTATTACCTTTAGTGAAGCCGAAGCGCAGGTGCTTAAGTACGGCACGGAAAGCGAGCGCGCGGCCGTCCTGGCGCAGGTTATTACTAACAACGTGGGCGATATGAACGCCCAGTTAGCCGCCACGGACAGCGGTAAGCAGGCGCAGTTAGCTAACAAGCTGGGCGACATTAAAGAACGCCTGGGCGAACTGGCTAACGGCGCTATGCCTTTCGTTACGATTACTTCTTCTACTATTACCGCCCTGGCCAGTATTACCACGCTGGCCGGCGGTATTAAGACCCTAACCACCACCGTATACGCCAGTGTAAAGGCTTTTGCCCTGTCTACGGCTGCCGTGGTTAAAAACAAAGTGGCTACGCTGGCCGCTGCTGTCGCCCAGAAGACCGTAGCTATAGCTACTAAGGCGTGGACGGCCGTACAAAAGGTGCTAAACCTGGTATTGTCGGCTAACCCTATTGGCATAGTTATTACGGCCATAGGCGGCCTGGTGGCGGCCCTGGTGGCGGCCTACAACAATAGCGAAGACTTCCGTAATATCTGTAACCAGGTATGGGGCGTAATTAAGCCCCTGGCAGACGTTATTATGGGCAGCTTAGTTAAGGCTTTCCAGTGGCTTATCGACAAGGCGAAGCAGGCGTGGCAGTGGCTGTCTAACATACTGGGCCTGGGTGGCAAGAAAGCCGAAGTTACGGTGGACGTGAAGACCACCGGCGGCGACGATCTGGACGTAGACGCGCTGGCCAGCAAATACGCTGACGCCGGAAAGAAGACTGGCACCGGTGGCAAGACTATT